CTAGTATCTTCTTTGGCGTTTTTTTCAAAAGTATCAAACGCCCATGAATGACCTTCGGGTGTTGTAGTTGCGTAGAACTGTTGAACATTACCTGACCGCAGTCTAGCAAGTGCCATGTTCATTGCTTGTTCGGCATCCCGTTTTGCAACAGTATCTGCCTCATCAAAACCGACAGCACATAAGTTTTGACCACGCAGTCTTTGGTAGGTCAAGATAGTTCTTAGCAAGATAGTGTGTACACCTTCTTTAAACTGGAGTTGGTATTCGGGCAACGGACTAGCTCTGAATGTATATGGAATCTGCCATTCATCAAGCAAGTCGTTCATTGTTCTCATTAAAATATCCCGAAGCATTGGTGCAGTTGGTTCAAAGATTGCTGAGATATGACCAACATTCATAGATGCCAACAGTATTGATTTACTTACAAGTGCATATGTTTTACCAGCACCAAAGCCACAGACTAGGGCTAATTTTCTATGTTTTGTATCTGCGCAAAACTTTTCTTGATGCGGTAGTAGATTGGATGTAATTCTATCTTGTACTGCCTTTGTAGAAGGTATATCAAATAGGCCATCGCCAAATAATACATGACCTTTTTTAACTGTTTCAAGAATACTCATGAGCAAAGGTCAGCTAACTTGGCGGCTGTATTGATTGCACCAAGAGCAATATTAAGTTGACCATTCCTCCTGGCCTCCATCTGTAAAGTACTGCACTGACTTAATAAATCAGCAATCATTTGTGGCCTTTCAATATCCCAATCTGCTCGTAATTGTGTTCTTGCCTCTTTTAAATAATTATCAACAGTCCTCTTACTGACCCCCCAATTTGTTGCAGCGTATTGAATACAATCAGACCTTCTACCGCCATTGGCAATTATTCTTGCGCATCTTGCAATACGCATTTCTGTTTCTGCCTGTGTGGTTTGTGATGCTGCCATTATGCTGGTTTTTCTATAAGGTACCCTGAGAAATCGCCAAATTTGAACCAGTTAATAAATTCGCCAGCAAGTTGATCTTCTGTAATAGGTCTTTGTACACCTGACAGTGATAATTCTTTTTCAATTATCTCATCTGAGTTTGTTCCAGATGCTTTTTTGCCAGCAAGTGTAAGACGATAGAAAACAGTTGAAGCGTAGCCACCAATTGGTTCTAACTTGTCAAAGACAATAATTGCTCCTCCAGGTTTGCATTTCTCTCTTAGTCTTAGCATAAGATTAAATCTTTTGGCTGGTGGAATAAACATTAAACATAAAAATAAAACTGATAAATCAAAATCTTTTGGTATAAATGTCTCTGCCTTTGAACAGACAATCTCCCCTGGTGCCTTGTAAAGTTTGATCATTTCTTTACTAGGTTCTATGCCAATTAAGTGTGCTTTTCTTTTGGTCAGTATTGGTTCTAATGCTCTACCAATGTTGCCAGTTGATGCACCGAAATCATAGACAAGACCATTTTCTGGTATGTAATGCCTGGCCACATGAAGTATTGCATTTGTTGCTAGGTCATACCAAGGTAACTGCTCTCTTACATGACGATCAAAACCTTTGGCAACACCCGAGGTTTCAAAAGTCCAGTTGGTTGGTATGTCCATTCAGATTTTTTGTAGAATTTCTTTGGCAACAGTCTCTGCAACTTTGGCCATCATCAGTGGTGGTACAGCCCTACCGACTCGTTCCCACTTTTGGTACAGATTACCATGCAAAATAAAATCATCAGGGAAAGTGCTGATTCTTTTTAGTTCTTGTATTGTAAATAATCTTGGTTCTGACCAATGGTATTTATCCATAGTTCCTTGTACAACAGTATTCGCAACACGAAATGGCGATTGCTTTACATGGGAGAAAAATTTATTCTGTCCAGTTAGTTTCAGTGCAGCTTTATAAAATTGATCCCCAGGTTTTGTTAGTTTCCATAATTTATAGGTTTCTGTACTAGGGTCAATATGTTTATATTCTTCAGATTCTTCAACACCTATTAATGCTTCGCCAACAGAATATTGATATGGTATTGGTTTTGGATGTACTGGTTCTATGCAGAGATCATTTCTAACTCCTACGAAAATTGTTCTTTTTCTCATCTGTGGCACACCTAGCCACTGAGCATCAAGGACTTTACATTTTACGTTGTAACCACAAGCCCTAAGTTTTGTAAGTATGCGTTTGAAATAACCTTTGGCAGTACCCTGTACAAGGCCAGCAACATTCTCTGCCACAAAAACTTTTGGTTGTAGACCATCAAGTATGCGAGCATATTCAAAAAATAGATCATCTACCCTTTGCGTTGTTTCGCTGTATTTTTTTTCTTTACCCCAGCCTTTCTCCCTTTTACCGCCAATGGAAAAAGCAGCGCAAGGAGGGCTGCCATCAAATAGATCAAGTTCGCCTTTTTTTAAGTTTATTTTATCTAAAATATCATCTGCATTTATTTTTCTGATGTCTCTTGGGTCAAGAAAACTGTCTGGATGGTTGGCCTTATAAGTTTCCCTTGCAGATTCAATAAATTCGTTTGCATAAACAACTTTATAGCCAGCAATACGATAACCAAGACAAGAACCACCGCAACCAGAAAAGGTAGAAGCAACTTTAAACCCATTCCACGGAGTTGCTTCAATATCTACCATAGAAGGTATTTTGAAAACTGGTTTAGGCATAGACACCTTTTGCGATTCTGTTATAGATACCAATGGGAGATTTTGAATTAGGTTTATATTTAGAAATTACCGCATTGCCAACTGTTTCTGCAATCTTGCTGTCACCTAGCTGTAAGTTTGTATGAGGTTTTATTTTAAGGCAATCTAATTCAGGATAATGCATACGAATGACCTCTTTTTGCCTGGGCTTGTTTAATTCTTCCCAGTTTTTATCTATCCATAAAGAAAATACAGAAGGCTCAAAGTATGGGTTGCAAAGTTGTATTTTATTTTGTTGGCATAGTTTAATCAGTCTTTTCGTGCCAGCAGATTCTAAGTTGGAGAAATAATCTTGCCTAAATTTTTTAAACTTTTGGTTATCTTTTGAGTAATGAATCATTGCTTTTTTAGAAAGACCAAAGTGCCCATCTGCGGCAACACCTGTCACAAGTGTTTTATCTTTAAATTCTTTCATTAATTTTATTAAGTAATAAAAAGGAAAAAGGCACTCTATGGCAGTTTTTTTCTTACAACCCACATTTTTTATAAGATATTTTACTGTCTCAACAATCTCATCTCGTTCTGAAGGTAAAAATACAGGAACAAAAGTAAGATTAAATTGCCAAGCAAGTTTTCTTGCAGCTTCAAAATCTGATGAAAAATGTTTTCCAAAAGTAAACGAATAAACCCTTACCTCTTTTCCTACATCAAGAGCAGACATGACAACAGATGATGAATCAATACCACCTGATGTTGCAACACAAATTTTATTTGGTAATGGTTTGATTATTTCTTGTAGAACAGTTCGAATATTATTTTGCTTTACCACTCCACTCATACCCACAACTTGGACATCTGTGTTCTGTTTCTATGTCATCATCGACATCTTTAAAATCCTCTGGTGCTTCTGCATCAGTTCTATCATCCATAAGTTCTGTCAAATCTTCGGGTTCAAACCAAGGGTCAATCTCATGTTCCATTGATAAGTGATGCAACATAGATGCATCCCAATCTGACAAGTCAGATGTTCTGTTGTCTGCAAGTGCTAGGCCAACTTTCTGATCTTCTGTAAGGCCAGTACGTTTTATCGCAATAATCTCTTTACCATCAGATTCTATGACGCGAACATTCTCTAGGCCAGCAGCCTTTGCACCTTCTACAGTTCCATTGCCAGCAAGTACACGACCATCTTCATCAATAACGATTGATCTTGCTGCACCATATCTTTCGAGTGACTCTTGTATTAATGAGGCAGAACGATCTGTTCTTTTCCTTGCGTTCTTGTGGTCTGGCTTTAGATCGTTGATTTTTGTCATTTTTTTTTGTTTAAAATTTTACTTTTAAAAGTTTTAAAAAATTTTATATATTTAACTTTAGTTTCAGTTTTAATGAAACCATAAACACCTTGACTTTCTAAACTTTCATTAAGTTTCCAAAAAGATTCTAACTTTTTGTAATCATCAAATAATTCTTTTAATTCTTCATCTGTCATTTGGTTCTGTCATTGTTTGTACAATAGCTTTTTCTGTAGGAAAAGAAAACATATCGCCTACTTTGGTTAACTCTTCCTTTACAACTTGAATGTAGTAAGGCGTTTCGTATTTTTCTTTTTTGATAATTTTTTGTCTTATATCGTTCATATCTTTAGCACTTTTTTCCCAAGTTGCCTTTCTTTCAAGATGTATCTGTCGTATTTTTTCTTTTTCCATAGAAAAACCAAGTGCCTGTGGCTCTCCTCTTATTGAATCTGTTGTTCTTATGTTTCCGTTTTTATCTCTAAAACCAACTTTTTCTTTATCATCATCAGTTTCATAGTCAGCATATGCAGCTTTGCAGTGACAGATTATGGCCAAGTCTTGTCCACCACAGATTCTGCCTTTTTTGTCTCTGTCATAATCGGGGATAAATTTATTCACCAACTGGTCACCATTGGTAACAATACCTGAGTCATAGCAAGCAAAACATTCTACTTTAGGAATATAAAATGTAGTGTCTCGATCTAGTGCTGTTCTTCTGTAATTAACTGTCATAAGAGGTTAAAAGGGTACATCCTGACCAGTGGGTTTATCTTTTTCCCAAGGTCTTTCTTTTGTTGTATCAGTCATTTTCTGTTTGTACAGGGCATATTTCTCATCTTTTACATAACCTTCATAGCTTTCATCTCGTAACCATCTGAAGCAATTAGGAAAACAGACAGCAAAGCCGCCATCTTTCTCTGTTGCTCTTTGTTGTTTTATGGCAGCAATTAGAGAAATTTTTATATTTACAGGTGTAGTTTTCTTTATAGCCTTTTTCCATTCTTCCCAAGCCTTTGGTTTGTTTTGGCCACTGGCTCTTTTTTTAATGTCCAAGTACATAAACCAAAATTCTAGAAATTCATCAGAATAATCTTTTTTAGTATTTTTTTTCTTTAGTTCTTTTGTATCTAGTTTAATTGTATCTAGTTTGGTGGCATCTGCTGCTATGGGACATGGCAAATTTTTCCCTGGGGACATAGCATTTGGTGCAGGGGTGCAGGATTTGCCACGCCTTTCAATACTAGGTTCTGGGACATTTGCTAGATGCCAAACAGTGACTTTATATAAATTACTGCTCTGTTGACCTTTTTCATCAATTTGGTGTGTTCTTTCTAAGAGGCCAAGTGAGACTAACTGGTTAACAACTTTCTGTGCGGTTCTCTTACTTAGGCAGGCATTTTCGGCTATTGTCTTTAATGATGGCCAACATTGCTGATCATCTTTATTGGCATAACTTTGTATAACCCAAAGTACCGCAAGTTGATTTGGTTGTATTTTACCTCTAAGATTTGTAGGTAATGCAGTGAATTGATACCCCTGGGGATTAAATGACATCTTTTAAATTCTCTGTAAATGGACTTGAGGCTGCACCGCAGGGAAGTAAAAAGTATATTGGCAAGGGTCGGATGATTGAAGTAAGTAAAAGAGTGAAGCCATGGCGGGAGTTGGTAAAGAAAGAGGCCAGCAAGATAAAACAACCACCGATAAGGACAGCTTGTTATGTTGAGGCAACTTTCAGGTTTAGAAGACCGAAGGCTCATTATTACTCAAATGGCACTCTCCGTACAGGGTCTCCTAGAAATGTTACGATCCGAAGAAATGATTTAGATAAACTTGTAAGGTCTAGTTTAGATGCTCTAAGCGGAATTACATTTGTAGATGACTCTTTGGTAACAATTCTCACTGCTAAGAAAAGGTACTGCGAAGAAGGCGAAGAGGTGGGTGCAGATATACTTGTAGTACAACTAGAAGAATAAAATGAGGGGATAGATCGGACAACCTCTACGAGTCCGCCCTGCCATTACAGCTTTCAGCCCTAGTGTTGCAAAGGGCATCGGGCTCCCTCATGTATTAATAATACACAATAAACAAAAAAAGACCCTATGTACAGGGTTTTTTTAGAAAGGCGGTAAGGCGGTTCTTTAAGGAAAGATTACTTACGCTTTAATGATAACAATAGTACCTAGTCAACCTTTTTTCTTATTTGTTTGGTGTATTTAAGATTTTATAGATTTTATCTAGTGTTTGTTGTCCACTAGAGGAAAGGCGGTCATAATCCCATTGCATATCTATAATTAATTTAATTAATTCATGGCCTTTCTTATCGCCATTGAAATTACCTTTCTTGTTGGTTGTTGATATATACATTACCTTTTACCTGTACAAGTAACAGTAATATCTTTTTCTGTAAGCTTGACTTTAATGTCACCGCCTTTGATTAATAAATCAATAGCTTTTTCACTTACAGGAATAAACTCTGCAAAATCGTCGGGAGAAACACTGTAAGCTTTTTCCCATACATCTTTACAAGTATTTGGATTGTAACCTTTAGCGTAGATTACCCAGTTGTTGTTACCACTTCTAGTATTAAAAGCGTTCATTAGATAAATGCCATCATCTTTAACTAAGTAAAAGCCTTTTTTCTCTGTGGTTTCTTTTACATAAGGTTGATTAAATACCTTATTCTCTTTGGTTAATTTAGCTAATTCAACTAATGTTGGATTAGAACGAAATTTTAAAGTTGCCATTTTTAATAGTTTGAGGTTGGTGGGATCTCTCCCATATATTCAATATACTTGGTATTTTCCCCAAGTTGCCCTATTAATGTTCGGTATCTGTACTGGTGCATACCCTGTCTTTTCCAGGGGTTATCTGATATATATAAAGAAAAAACTTGAGAATTTTAGTTGCTTGTGAATACTCGGGTATTGTTAGAGATGCCTTTGCAGCCAAAGGACATGATGCTTGGTCTTGCGATATTTTAGAAACAGAAGCCCCAGGAAAGCATTTAAAAGGCGATGTCTTGAATTTTTTAGACATGAACTGGGATTTAATGGTGGCGCATCCACCCTGTACACATTTGTCTGTATCGGGCGCAAGATGGTTTACTGAGGGTAAAAAACCAATGCACTTAAGAAAGAAAGCACTTGAGTTTGTACAAAAACTTATGGATGCACCAATAGATCGTATATGTATTGAGAACCCTGTCTCAGTTATTTCTTCCCATATAAGAGAGGCAGACCAGCTTATAAATCCCTACCAGTTTGGCGATATGGAATATAAAAGGACTTGTCTATGGTTAAAGAATCTACCAAGATTAAAAGACACTGATAATGTACTTGAAGAGACAAAAAAGCTTCCAGAGAAAGAATCAAAGAGAATTTGGTGGCTTGGTAGCGGTAAGGGTAAGGAGCGCAGTAAGTTTTACAAAGGTATAGCAAAAGCAATGGCAGAACAGTGGGGAGATGAGAGTAAACTGCCCGAACCAATAGAACAACTTAGTATTTTTAACCTTTTATAAACCCTGTACATCTTAAAAAATTGTGATTAGAATGGCTATACAGGGCAGAGATGCTCACAACCTCTTTAACTAAATGACTAAAAAAGAAGCACTAAGCGCCTTCAGAGTACTTTACAAAACTTTCACAAACTACCGACCTGGCGATACAACTGCCAAGCGAACAGAGTGGAATGATTTTACAGACCATCTTTGTAAACAGGGTCTTATAACAAGTAAACAGTATGACACTTGGGGTCAACCTTTTTAATGACAAAGAAAGAATTTGACCAAGCAATAAGTAGGTTAAATGATCGGTACTTACAAGAAAACATGACCAATGCAATGTACCTACAGCTTCGTAAAACTATTGAAACAACTTACCTTAAATCACTTTACAAAAAATGAAACTACTTACAAAAGAAATTCTAAAAAAACTACCAAAACTTTATTCTTCAGCAGCACACGAAGATACTGAGAAAGAGTTAACTTTTCATCTAAAACTATTCTGTCCATGGTCTTTTTGGACTTGGTACATAGCAGAATACGACCCAGAAAGCGGCATTGCATTCGGATACACCATTGGTTTTGAAAACGAATATGGCTCTATTGATGTAAATGAACTGCAAACAGTTACTGGACCTCTTGGTCTTAAAATTGAAAGAGATATTACTTTTCAATCTATAGGACAAAAAGCCTTAATGGAAAAGATAAAAAAGAATGGTCAATAATGGTAGACAAAGGGGAAAATCTAGACTATAATTGAAGTAAGGGCGAGAGCCTACAACCTCAAAAAATTCATGAACAACGATTTACAAAGAGAGATAGACGACATCAAGTCTAAACTCCAAGAAGCACAGAATGGTTACGCTTACTGCTGTGCGACTGCCGATTGGACAGACTTAAGTAAGCATAAAAAGAATGTTTCTAAGTACACCAAGATGCTTTCTGCACTTCTAAGACAGAGGGCAAGAGTATGAAACATTTATTCTTGTATCTAGCGGTGGGCAGTATTCTGTTTACCGCTTTTGATTCGTCTCTTAAAGACATGACCAGAATCGATTGCAATGCTGGCATTGAGCTTGCTTGCAAGGAGGTGGCCAAGTGGTAAGAGACATGAAAAAGATTCTTGAGACTTTACAAGATCAAGAAGAAAAACAAAAACTAAATAAAGTACAACTTATTGATGCTGTCTTACATCTTTCGCAAACAGTAAAAGAACTGGCAGTAAGTACTGCTGAAACTTTAGTGAAAGCAGATGAAAAATCTAACATCATGAAAGACTTTATTGTTAAACAAGCAGAAAAAATTACCATGCTTGAACTTCGTATTGCAAACCTAGAACAAAAACTTAATGCCAAAAACTAAAAAAGAATACATACCAGCAGAGGTATACCATGGTCGACCCGAGTATTCTGCATCGGATTGTAAGCTGTTCAAAAAGACTTGTCCCAAAGTTTTCTATGAATCTAAGTATGGCGAACAAAAGTTAGAACACGAACCAGCTTTGAAAAAAGCTTTTCGTACTGGCGAACTTTGTCATGCTTTTACATTAGAACCTGACCGTGCAAAAACCGCATATGGTGTCTGTCTTAACAGATCAACAAAAGCTGGTAAGGCACAGGCAGAGGAGATGGCAGCAAAAGGTATAGAACCTATAACTTCTGCTGAATACGAACTTGCATCTAATGTTGCTAATGCTGTATGGGAACACCCTTTGGCAAAGAAACTTCTTGCGAAAGGTCATGCAGAACAAAGCTTTTTTAAAGATGATGAAGAAACTGGTATGTCTTGCAAGGCAAGATGTGACTTTATAAATGGCGATACAATTATCGACCTTAAGACAACTGGCGAGGGTAACAGCCATCCCGATAAATTTATTAAATCGGTTGCTTCATACCTTTACCATTTACAGGCTGCTCATTACTTAGAAGTAATTGGTGCAAAGCGATTTGTATTCATAGCAGTTGAAAAAGTTTTCCCATATGCAGTAAGCATTACAGAATTAGATGATGTTGCTCTTGATTGGGGATTGAAGTTACGCCAGGAGGCATTGCAAGGCATTGCAAAATGCCATGAGGATGCTTATTGGCCAAGCTACACAGATGAACAACCAGCGGTACTAAGTTTACCAAGCTGGGCATATTAATTACTTTTTAACATGACAGATTTACAACACCCATGCCAAGAAGTGGCAACAGCTTTACAAAAAGCACAAGCAGAGTTTCCAAGTTTAGCCAAGACCAAACAAGTTGGTGTCGGCAACTTTGGTTACAGTTATTTGCCTTTGGAACAAATGCTTTCTTTGGTAACACCAGTACTTTTAAAGAATGATCTTTGTTTAAGTCAAGGCTTTGGTTGTAGCCCTACTGGCGAAACACTTATAGTTACAAGACTTATTCACAAAAGCGGTGGCATGATTAAAAGTGAACTGCCAATATTTCTACCCGAAAGAGATATGGCCAACCCTAAGAAAAACCAAACACATCTCTGGGGTGGTGCGGTCACATATCAAAGAAGATACAGCATTAAGTTGATTCTTGGTCTTGAGACAGATATGGACTTTAATATGGAAGAAGAAGAAAAAGTGCAAGAAAAAAATATTAATAAAGGCGAAGTCATAGAGACTTTACGAGAACAAGTAAAGGAAATTTCCAATAATTCTGATACAGAGAAAACTTACCAGCTTGCCAAAGGTGCGATCAATACAGCAAAGTCTGTAGAACAGTTAACAGATTTTAAGAAAAACATTGCAATTCGTTTTGCAAAGGGTAAACTAACTCTTACACAGAAAGAGGAATTAGAAACTCTTATTGTTAACAAGAAAAAGGTGCTTGAATAAATGGACCAAGACCAGCCTTATCTATCAACCAAAGACCTCGCCGAACGATACGGAATCACTCAAAGAACCATAAAAAAATGGCGAACAAGTACAAGAAGAGGTAAACAAGAAGGTCCCGAGTGGTATACAGTTCCACGAACTGCAACCGCTTTGGGTTCTCCTCTAATCAGATACCCACTTCCACAGGTTCTTGCCTGGGAGGAAACAAATTCAATCATTCCAATTAAATCTTTCTAATTATGGCCTACGAAAATTTATTTACAGGGCGTTTAGTCCTTTTTAATAATTCTGATAAAAAATCAGCAAAGTCTCCTGACCTTGGTGGCAACATTGAGTTCACTTTGCAAGATGCAATGGCATTGGCAGAATGGATTACAGGACAAGAAGGCGAGGACAACTATGCTGGTGAGAAAGTTGTCAAAGTACCAGTTAGTGCTTGGCATAAAGAATCTAAAAACGGTACACCATTTGTATCGGGTGCCATCTCAGTAGCAAAAACTGAAAAAGAGGAAATACCTTTTTAACTATGGCAAAAGTACTAAAAAAAGTAACTGACCCAAAACTACCTCTTAATGTCGCAATATTTCAAGACCATTTAGCACTTGGTCTTGAGTGTTTCGACCTTAATTGGTTTGATTTTAGACCACATACTTGCAGCAACAAAGAATATGGTGATGGCCTTCTTTTTTCTCAGTTAGATGATAGCCATAAAGAATGTTGCCAAGCAGAAAATTCTTTAATTGTTTCTAATGAGGGTTTGCATTTGCCAAACAAAAAAATTATGCCTTTCACTAACGAACAACCCCCAACAAAGATGGCCTTGCTGGTCTTATCGGCAATGGTCACTGAACAACCTTTACACTTTGAATGTCCCGAATGCGACTAGATTTTACAAACAAAGCACTTGAGGATTGGATAAAGCTTTGTCCTTTTCCAATAACAGTACAACAAGCGGTAACACAGCCAAAAGCTTGTAAACACATAACAATAGATGTAACTATTGAAGCAAGCAAGACAAAGCCTAATCCAGACTTTGTTGCATCAGATCAACAACAGTCTCTTGAGTTGAGATATTACAACATTGATAAAAAACTCAAAGAACTAACGGCACAAAGATTTAAAGAGGATAATCCTCTTATACAAAGAAAAATATCAAAACAGATACATGCTCTGTTTGATGAAAAATTTGAAATCGAAAAACAGTTAGATGTTCAAGAAAAATCGTAGGAAGCTTCTAGTCGATTATGCCGACCTAATGGGTAAGACAGTAAAACGTACTTTTGATGGTGCGAAGTTTAAATGTGTAACTATTCAATATGCAAAGAATACAGAAATTTTGTATGTAAGCATCTTGCGTTGTTATGACTTTGAAAACATAGACAATGCTACTGAATATGCCAATGCGGTGGCAAACAAAGCTATTTTCATTAATTGGGATAACTTTTTCCTGAATTATGAATTTTCTGAAAGAGACTGCGAAACAATCTCGGGTAACAACTTTTCAAACAACTTGATAAAGGCCAACTGGAACCAAATAAAAAAAGTATTTGTAAAAGATTTTAAAGACGGCGCGCATGGGAAAAAGGATTGATTTAAAAGACTTACAACAGTACATTGATGATAAGGGATTTATCATTTTAAACCACTGCTGGAAATGTCAAAAGATCAGTTACAGAAATGAACAAGAAGCAAAAACAGTTTCAGCAGATATGTTTAGACTTGGTAAAGGCCATACCTATGCATATGCCTGTCCTAAAGGTAATGGCTGGCATTTAACTTCTAAAAAACCAAGAAGTGCAAGCTGCCCTAGGCAAAAAAAACAATGCAAAGCAACACGACAAAGTAAACCAGAAAGGAGGAGACAATGAGTGATTCTTTGAAACTTAGAAGATTGAAGGAAATGCGTTTGGCAAACTTAGAAAAAGAGTTGCTTGACAATACTTTAAAAGGCTATGACCATTATGTTTTTATCAACGAAAGAGGCAAAGCCCAACTTGTATCAAATGAGGGTCGCTGGGTTGTTGAACATATAAAAACAGCCATAGTTAAATTTAATTACCAAGTTGATGAAACAAAGAAAAAACTTGTAAAAGACTTTTCAAATAAAGAAATACAAGCTTACATAGATAAATACGACTCATAGTTATGCAAACTAAAGATAAGATTATTGCTGCAAAAAAACGTATAAACGAACTTGAAACCCTTATAAGATATTGGTCAATGAAAAAAGTTATTGAAAAACAAAGACTTTATCAAATTACTTAAATAATTTTTTTCTAATTTTATTGAACATATTTGGTTTTTTTCTTACTTCTTTGACTACAAGATTTGCTTCAAGTTCAACCAATCTACCAAGTAAAGATGCAAGAAAAACATCCTGGTGCATTTGATGTCGCACAAGATGTGTACAGTATCTTTTTATATTGTCGTAATCTTCACTCTGCATAATTTCTCGACAACGCATTTCTACAGATAACTGCAACTCTGGTGGTGCTGGTTCTATATCAATGTTGAGAAATTTTTTGACGTTCATTTAACTGGAAATAATTTTTCTTCAATCATTTTTACAATTGCATCATCAACATCATTGTCACTTTTTTCTGCCAAATCTTTTAAAAGACTTATAGCAGCTTTGCGTAATGATTCAGATTTACCAAACTTAATAAACAGACCGATTAAAAATTTAGACATAATTTTGTGTGTTACTTTCCAAACATAACAGTATTTGCTAAATTTGGCACATACTACCCTAAAGCGGTGGTCATCCTGTCTTCATTCGGGTAGTATTTTATGGCAGAAGAACAAGAAGAAAAAGAAGGTACGGATTGGGGCGAAATCTTTGGTCATGCTGTCCGATTTATGATTCTTTGCTGGTCTTTGGCAATGATGACTCTTGGATATATGGACAAGATTCGTAATGATGGTGCGTTTTTAGCCGGCTTGACCAGTGGCGTTTTAGGCAGCTATGGTATCTCCGTTAACAAAAAGAAACCTACAAACGCTGCTAAAATAGTGGATAACAAGGACACCAACGTAGGAATTAAATGAAAAAACTATTTGCATTGCTTTTATTTTTTCCATCTGCTGCTTTTGCAGATATGAACCATTCAATATCTTCAAGTGTAAAATTTGAATCTTTGTCTGCTGCAAGTACAGCCGATAAAATTGGCTCTTCATATAGCATCAGTGGAAATAATATTACAACTGTTGATTCAAACTCAGCAGCAACATTAGGTGGATTTGGTTCTGTTACCAATGGTGTTCCAGCAGTTACTTTTCCTTCTGCAACACAAGCAACAAGTGGCGAAGCGTTTAGTTTTGCACAATCTTATGTAGAAGGAGATGCAACACCAGGCAGTGCTGTTACAGTCGGAACTGTACCAAACTTTAGTGACTTAACATCTACAAGTGCTGGTAGTGTCGGTACAGCAGCAGTAGCAATTGATAACCATACAATGACGCTGACACCCGGCACAGGAACAGGTATCGTAATGACAGGTCAGTTTGTCGTTGATCTTACTATCGAATGAGGAGGTTACTTCTTCTTGGCTTTGTTATATCTGCTCCTTGTTATGCTGTGCCAGTTATCCCAAATTTTACTCAAGGTAGTTCCACCAGCCGAACAGAAACTACCACAAATATTACAGAAACAATACGAACAACAGAGTATAATTCTGGGTTTCTTTACTCAGTTACAGGGTCAGGTATACAACATGATGGTTCTTCTATTACACCAGCAGCCACTTCTGTCAGTGAAACAATAAACGGAACTACACATACATGGCAGGGATTAAATTTAGATCAACGACCCAACTGGACACAAACAAAACAAGGCGATGCTTTTCAATTTACAGAAGTTTATCAAGCCCCAGGCCTAGAATCAGTAACAGACATAACTCGGTCAATACAAAGTACAAGCGTAACAGATACCACTACAATATTCTCGCAATAGTATCATTATTATTTGGGAGTCCAGTTTTTGCTAATACCTCAAATACTGCGGCTCCCTCTGCTTCAGCAAGTGGTTCTGTTTCTAATTTTGCAACGCAAGTTTTAGGTGGCCCAATGGTAGAAAATATGTACGGAAATAATATAAAATGTTCAGGTCCACAGATGACAGTAAGTCCTTTTGTAACCACATCATTTAATCAAAAAAGACCACAAGATTATATTTATCATACCCCTGTATATGACCCTACAGATGCTGATGATAATGGAGTTCCAGACAATCCTGGCAATGTTTTATATTATCAAGAAAATTATAGTGGTAATAAAGATTCTTTAGGTCTTAACTTTGGTTTTGCACTTACATTCAATATTCCATTAGATAAAAGATTTCAAGATTCTTGTCTTGATGCAGCCAACACACAAATAAATTTACAGAAGCAAGAATTAAATGCAAAGTTGCTCAATTATGAAATCGCTCGTTTGAAAAATTGTGGAGAATTATACTTAAAGGGTATTTCTTTCGACCCAAAATCAAATTTTGCAAAATTATGCGAAGGGGTCGTTGTTCAACCGCCTCCAAATCAAGTAATACCGCACACTCATAAATTTAGCCAGTAGATAAGTCACGGGTATTAAACTCATCTACGGATATTTATTATACATCTTTTTTCTTCTTTGTTAGCTTCTTTATTAGATTTTTTACTAAGGGTTTGACAATATTAAGCAGTAATGGAGTAGTGGCAGCAACAGTAGCAATAGCAGCAGTACTAATAAGCTGTGGAGGATTCGGTATGTATTGCTCAATGAATTTAACATCTTCATAGAGAGTTATACATTCACTACCATCTTCGCTTTTTTTATGGCCAATAACACGTTCAAGTTTAAATTCGTTACGATAATCCCCTACCCTTTGATCCTTTGAGCTAGGGCAAGCAATAAAAAGTGGCTCATCTTTTTTTTTCTTTGGTTCATATTTTGGCGGTTCTACTGTAGGTTGTACAAATTCTTGCTCTTGATTTTGTGGTGTTTCTGATTCTGTATATACAAATTCGTTAGGGTTATATTGCAAAGGTTCAAAGCTAGGAATACTAAAGTTGCCACATTCTGTATATGTTCCATATTGATCTTTATTACTATCAATAAGGCTCGTTAAATTATTTCTATGTACTCTTACACAAGCTGGTATATCAACAATTGGTTTATTTATTTCAGGTACTTGTGTATGCCAAACTTGTATTTTATTGATTTCTATTTTATTAATACGTGGTATTTCACTCACTTCTTAGGTAATGGTAAAGATGGACCAGTTACTTTTGGCAAACTATTGTCTAAAACTTTTGGCATCATACCTTGTACATTTGCAAGGATTTCATTCATAACTTGGCTTTTGAAGTTTTCAGATGTTACATATTTGTAGCCTAGATACGCTCCACCACTCATAGAAGCTACCATAAGAAATGAGATAATACTCAAAACATTTGCAATTTTTTGGAACATTTTTTTATGTGGAAAGAAGCGTTTGCTAAAGCATTAGTACCTGTGACAATTATAACCTTCTGTGGAATCTGTGCATTAGCACCACTTTATGTTGGTCTGTCTGTTATATCTACCAAGGTACACCAGAAGACCTAGTAGGTGTTTTAGATTCTGTTATTTGTGCAGCGATATCTGTTTCAATCGCTGTTACTTCATCAGCACCTAAAACAGCTTTCGCCCATGCAATAGCATTTTCTTTTGTTACTGAATTATAAGCAACAAATGAAGAAGCGTCTGGTTCAGCAAGACCAACTGCTCCATACCGATAACCAATATGATTAACAGCAGATTCTCCACTTCCAACAACTTCAACATCTTTTGCTGTCCAATGTACAGTTGTAATTACATCAGATAAAGAACCAACAGATTTTGTTGAATCTAAAGAATTAATTTCCCAAGTTACAGCCATGATAAAAAGTCTTTAATTTAATTTTACTTAGATTCTACAGGTTGTACAACATCACTAAGTTTTTCTAATTGTTTTAATGCTCCTTGATCTTCCATTACTGGTTGCATTAGTTTTTGTAACTCAGCTTGCTTTTCTTGAATTTCTTTTTGTAGCATTTGTGCTTTTGCAATATTTAAATCAAGACGAGTTTTTGTTTCGTCATAAAGTTCTTGTGGTGTTGCCATAAAATTAATCTAATTTAACTAATTTTACTAAGCAGCTTCTAATGCTGCAACTTTGGTTTCCAACACCTCTATTTTACTGACAGCTTCTTTTATTGCAGCTGTTAAAACAGGAATTAATTTTGCGTTATCCATTTGTTGATATATTTTTTGACCTTTTGTAATACCCCTACCTTCAACATCACAGGCAGCAATTTCATCTTTTTTACCTGTCACTGCTTCTGGCACTACCTCTTGTGCTTCATGTGCAAAAAATCCATCAACTCTTGTATCTGGATCTCTTTTCCAATTAAATTTATAAGGTTTTAATAATTTTAATCTTGTTATTCCATCATTTATCTCTTCTTCATTTTCTTTTAAACGATAGTCAGAGCTTGTATTATAAGATGTTGCACTTCCTGTCTGAACTACACTACCAACTTCACTACTGCCAGTAATAAAAACTACTGCTTGAGCAGAGCCAGTATTAGCTGTATCCCTAATTTTTATAGCGTTATAAACATGGCCTAAATATTCTTGTACATATACACCACTAGACGCACCACCTGTTGTAGTTGTACAACCATGCAAGAAGAAAAGACTATCTATTCTCATTCTTTCAGCAAAAGCAGAAGGTCTATTATTTTTAAATGCTAAAGCACAACTACCGTTACTTGAATCTGTCATGGTTGCAGCCATTTCAAAAGATACGCCGTCACCATTACTATCTTTTTGAGCAAATTGTATTGTGGCAAATTCTGAGTCGTTACTGATTGCTGTTCTTAAATCTTCGATTTTTAGTTTTGCTGTTCCACTTTTTGCAATATGTAATAATTCACTTGGGGTTGCACCTATACCTACGTTCCCAGACGAGTCAATAGACATCCTTTCAGTAGGAGAAGATGCACCATCAGCAGTTGTCGCAAAGACTAACTCTGCTGGCATATCTGTACCATCTGATGGTGTGCCGTTTACTCTTGCAAAAACAGAAGCACCTACAGAAAAAATATCACTGCCATCTGCACCTCTGAATTGAATTGTTCCTAAAACATCATTATCTGCAACAGTTGTATTTGATCCAACAGATGTTCCTCTAGTTTTTACAAGTCCTAAAATTGGAGAAAAAGTATCTGCTGAGTTACGAGTTATTAAAAATTCTGCACTTTGAGAGTTTGTACCTTCTAACTGAAGATGTGCATTTACGCCACCTCCTGATGATCTTGCAGACGTAGTTCCTATTAGCACCCTTCCAGACGAATCTACACGCATACGTTCACTAGCTGATGTTGTAAATGACATATTATTGCTTGAATGATCGTATTCAATCATTCCAACATCGGCATCATCTGGATCGCCCAAAGTAATTAGTGATTTTGCATCAGAAGCACCAATTATTGCAACACCGCAATTTCCATTTTTACTTACAAGCAAAGGTAAACTAGAACTTATTGAGCCAACTGTTTGTCCATCAGTACCAGCGACATGAAACAATGCTGATGGAGCATCTTCATTTATTCCAATCCGATCAGTTCCAGCGTTAAGATAAAATAAATTAACTTTTGAGTCACCTTCAATCCTAAAATCAACATCTGCACCATCTTCATTAAATATTGTTGTAGCTCCCAGTTCCATTCTTTCAACACCAGCAGTTGCCACGTTAAAAGTATCAGCAGCAGAACTAAAAATACCTGTATTTAAATCATCCCTAAAAGCTAATCCTGGAGTGCTTGCAGACCCATCTTCAAGAGTTAAAGTTCCGTCAAGCTGTAAAAGTTCTACCCAACCATCATTTGCTGAGTTTCTTATTTTTAAAATACCTGTTGTAGTATCAGCCCACCACATATATGCTGCTGTGTTGGTTGGTGCAGAAGAACTACTGTTATTTGTTAATATTGCTTGCAGTACATTATTTATATCACTACGAACGTTCGCACCTGTACTATTGTCTATAACGTAATCGTGTGTAGCCATTGCAGTCTAATTTTTCTTTAAGGTTATCATAATTTAAGAGCCTCGACCAAAACCAGTAGCAGAATATTTAAAGTTTCTATTTACATTAGAACCACTTGAGTTTTTAACATCAATATCAAATCCAGTTGAACTTATATTTGACAATGTAAAAAAGTCACCTAATTGTGCATTTTCTATTGTTATACCTATTGATGGTAAGACTTCATTTGCTGCAATGCTAGTACCCGACTGACCTGTAAAGAAACTGTTTGTAAATGTAACTGACTTTGTGGAAGTGCCTGATGCAATAAACCCTCCAGTAGATGCCCCTGCATTACCAAGACTTGTTTCTGTTCTGCTTTCTAATTCTGCTGTATATCCTAACTGGTCAATTTCTATTGATTGTGCAGGATCATCTGAATCCATCTCGCATCTAAATTTAAAACCACGGCCAACATAAGTACCATTTACAAATGGATTAAATCTTGTAAAGTTTGCTCCGTAAGTACAAGCTGTACCACTTGATATTGTTGCATTTGTAGCTGAAGTTACTGTAAATGTATTGTCTGTTTTTGATGTGATTTCATAGTTGCCATCTGTAGCGGATCCAGCAGTAAAGTCAATAACAACAAAATCTCCGACAGAGTATCCATGTGCAGTTTTTGTGATAGTTATAGTTGTTCCACTTTGCCCATATGTTGCTGATGTTGATAAATCAGGGTCTAAATCAGTAACCGCAACCAATAACGAAGCACCAACATCAAATGCGGTAGCAGCGTCAAAATCAGTCCAAGTATCAATATTTCCTGACCTTTTATCAATAAGATCATTTGGATAAAAGCCTTGTGTTACAAAATGTCTGCGTAATCTTAGTGGTTGTTTACCACCTAAATCTAAAGTATTAGCAAACTCATATGAACCACCAGTAAGGTCAACAGCACCAAGAAAATCGAAATCCGCAATTGCATCAAAGTCTGCCTCAGAATCTAATGTTACTAATGAGCCAAGAACAAGACCATTTACATCATCACTAAAAAAACAGTCAACTTTTGTACCAGCAAAAGGTGGTGAATCTAAATCCTCTCTATCTGTTAAAACTGTTAATTTAGGTAATGGGTCTGGACTGTTAACAATTACAGAAGTTTCGCCTTCACTTAATCGGCCACCATCATCTCTAAATTTTAAAATATATTCACCATTTACAATATTTGGAACAATAGATTCACTTACGTTTCCGGGCAAAGCTGGTATGACATCAACAGAATTTGTAAAGGTTGCTGTTCCATCTGGAAGGTTACTTGCACGAATAACTACGTTGCCACCATGCGTTACATCAACATCTGTAGCTTTATCAAAACGAAGCCTTACAAATTGATCTGAAATTGGTTCTATTCTTAAATTAGTTACATCTTGTGGTCTTGCTGTTTTACCAATAGCTTCAAAAGTTAGATTGTTTGATGTAGCAGAAAGTTGACCCTGCACGTTATAACTAAATACCTGTATTTCATATGTACCAAGCTGACTGTTCTTTATTTCAAAATCAGGTCTTGAAACTTTTTCAGTTACAAAATTACTGTTTTCAAAACGATAATTTACTTGATATTCAATAACACCAACTATCGGTTGCCAACTTATAAATATTTTTGAAACAGCTTGGTTATTTATTGGAACTATTGTTTCAACAGCAGAAAGGTTAGAAGGTGGTGGTTTTAATTGATTTAAAACTGATACAGTTCTTGTTGGTAATGATGAACCATCTTCAATAAAAGCATATTTACCTTCTACATAAGAAAGTGCTGTAATTGAAAAATTTATGCCATCTTGTTCTTCAACAGTTATTACTCTAAATTTTTGTGCTTGTACTGTTGTATTTTGTAAAAGCCAAACAGTATTAACATTTGGAGTTTGCGAAAATGCAGAACTTACTGTAACAACACCAGCAGAATCAATACTACTAACATCTTTTGTTTCAACTGTACCATCTGGCAAAACAACACTAAATGTTGGTGAATTTGTTGTTGCCAAATCAGAAGCATTTACATCATCTATTGTCATTACTGTTGTTGAAGCAACAGCAGATAATCTTCCACCTCTTCTAACACCAGCACGAACAGGGTCATTTATATCAATAATCGCACCCGGCCTTACTACCGCACCAGCATCTATTGAAGTGGAAAAGCTTACTAATTCTGATTCATTTTGCTCTGCAAATAATATTGCTCTGCCTAATCTTGCAGCTTGTCCTCTAGATGTACAACCAAAAGCTTTTACTTGTTTTGTAATTATTCCAAACTTACTTTGTGCTGTACTATCTTCTACAACCTCAAAATCTATTTCTTGGCTGTCCATATTGAAATATGAAACAGCTACAGCAGTATGTCTTTGTTTTAAGCTGCTGCCAGAATAATTAAAACCCTCAGATGTAACATTACTTAGATTAAAAAGATAACTTGCATCTTTTGGTGAATCTTGAGTAATAGTAATTGAACCAGCAGAAAAAATTGGCATACATCTCATAACGCCCGATAATTCATTTATTAGATCAAAAGCTTCAGATGATGTTTGAATATTTACATTGCAACTAAATCGCGCCTCTTGCCCACCAAAGCCATCATCTACAAGAGTGTTACTATATTTACTTGCAGTGACAAAGGAAAACAAATCAAGATTACTGTCTGTTATATGATCGCCGAATCCATATCTTGTATTTGTCAATAAATCTAATAAAATCATGGCTGGGCATGAAGTCCAAACTGCAGCACCCATAACACCATTAAATATATAACCACTCGGGTAAACAATACGACCTGTTGCAGTATCAACAGTTGGTGTTCCAGAGCTAGATGCACCAGCACCCGGTATTCTTACTTTTATTCCACGAATCCTAAATTTTCTTGATGGTATAGAACTAAACTGTTGTGAATCTAATCTAATTGCGTTGTAAGCCGAGTTTGCATAAGTAGAAGCATCATCAATTATTTCTGTAAAACTTGTCCATTGAAAAGAATTTATTGTACTGCTACTTGTACTGTCTGCTGTTATTCTTGTGACCCTTATATCAACAGGAAATGATCCTGTAACTTTTACAGAAAAATCTTTTTGATAGGCGTCAGCAGTTCTTCCAGTAACAGTATCAGTATGTATATCTGTAAAACCACCAGAATTATATTGAACAGAAATTTTAAATTGAACTGTATCTCCTAATAAATCCCCTTGCTCTGTAGCTATTTGTATCTGCGGAAATGTTATTGAAACCCGTATTCTATCTACATTTGTATTTGTAATCTGTCTCGTAACTGGACTTGCAGCAGTTACAGTTACACCTACTGGAATTGTTGATTGGCTACTTTCTATTCCATCAATTTTTGTTTGATTAGCAGTACCGTGTCTTGAATTAAATGTGACATCTTGAAAATTGAAGTCAACATCTTGCGGGTCTGTTGATGATGCTGTTGATCTTAAGATTGGTGTATCATTTAAAAATACGTCTTTGAGATACGCATTTTTGTAAGCTGTAGACGTTTTATCAGTAATCCCTTCTTTTGAAGCAGATGCACTTCCTTCAATCTCACCTTCACTAATCAGATCAAGAAAAGTTGCAAACTGTTTACTATGTAAAGTGTCAGGTGTTCTTGTAGGTTGCGGTGGTGGCGGAGGCGAACCACCTTTTGAACCACGAATAATTTTTCTTTTGTCGGTCATACTTGTACCTGTTCAGTATCTATACCACCACTAATTACAACAGAACCAGTAACAATCTCGCCATAAACAATTGGTACAGGTGTTCCAGCCCTAGATGTTTGTTGTGTTCCACTAAAACTAAATGATAATCTTGGATCTTGCTCTGAACTAAACTCTGGGAGTTTTGGTACTGGAAACAACATACCACTTACGCCAGTTAGAACTAATGCAGCACCAATACCAAAAGCAGCTTTTGCACCCATACCAGCAGAAGCGAAACCAAAAAAACCTTTACCACCTAACGTAAGTGGATTTGTAAATAAACCACCAACACCAAAACTCATAGCAATTAAAGCACCACCTAAAAGTATTCTTCCTAAATTACCACCAGCACCAGATACTACAGGAACAAATTTAATATCAGATTGACCTATAGGATAATGTAATTCATCAATACCTACATCTTCTTTTTCTAATAACACTTGATAATACCTAGCTGCCATATGACTTTCTAACTGTGGAAAATTATTTACAAGAAAGCTTACAGCTTGTGCTGTTGTATTTACAGCAACATCAAATTCCTTATGGCCAGTTATCTCGGCTAGTTCGCCATACAGTTTAAGTTTACGGAGCATAGCGCAACCTCATGCCAGTACATTTTAACAACCATTCGTTGTATGGTTCCTTACAGCTTATTCTATCTGCTAAATGATGTAAAACATCTCCATCTATAAAAATCGCCACATGATTTAAACCTGTGGTCAAAATAGACATAAATAACAAATCGCCATTTTCAAGTTTTTCTTCAGGTCTTAATTGCCTGAAACCAGTACGCCATGCACATCTTTCAAACATAGGGTCTGCAATAAATTCCTCAGGTGTAATTGGTCTTTCCCAATCTCTTAAAATTATTCCTTTTGTTTCTTTATACCAATCTCTTACTAGTGCCCAACAATCAGTAACACCCCAAACCCAATGCCTACCAATAAGAGGTGGCTTGTAACCACTTGGTTCATAATATCCCCACTGTTCCGTTTTTGGATTAACTATATGCCAAGGTAATTTTGAATCTTCGCAACTTATCATATCTGCTTGACTTGCAATAGGTTGTGTTGTTGGGTGGCTATGTATAACAGCTAGAATTTTCCCAGTATCTTCTGCTTTTGCATAGTCTACAGGGTCAATAATAAAACATTGATTTGACCAATTTGATAAATTTTTACAAGCAAAATATTTTTCTTTTCCTTTTATATCTATTAACAAACCACAAGACTCTTTCGGGTCTTGCTCTTTTGCATGAGCCAATGCAACATCTTTCCAACTCATATTTTTATTCGGCCAATGCTAGGAAATTCTGCTCTTGTACATTGTCTTTTTGGCGCACGAACACCAGCAAGATCAATTGGTGCAGCAAGTTCAAAAGAAACTACCTCTCTTGTTTCTTGTGACTTTCTATCAATCGAATATATCTCTTGTGCAAATTCAGCGTTTGGGTCTGGTGTGCCGTAGGGATTTACATTACCAGCAAAATTTACAGCATCAATAAATTTAGCAAGTGTTCGTATTCTTGTAAGAGTTGCCCCTGTTAAATCATTACCAGTTGTTGTTTGATTTACAGTAAGAAGAATTGATGTAATAGTTCCAAGAACATTACTTACAGTTAAAGTTGGTCTTGGTATTTGCCCTTTTTGATATGCAAAGCCTTCTACTTGTACAGGGAATCTTTGGTATGTATTACCAGCCCAAACAATCTCTCCATTAGCATTTAAACTTGAACCAGCATGAAATCTATATGTTGTCGCAGAGCCATGCAAAGCAGCAGTTGTAGTAAGAGTAAATAATTCAATAATTGATGAAGGATTAATTGATTGAATATCACTAATAACACTACTGCTCATGGTTCAAACACCTCTCTAAATGTTGTATTAATTCTGGCTCTATTATTGTAAGGTATTGTTTTTGTCCAGCTTTCGCAAACAAACTTTTTAGCACCAGAAACAGTAACAGATACATTTCCACTATTGGTAGCACTTGAACCAGCCGTAACAGTGAAAGTATTTTGGTCAGCAGAAGATGCAACAATAAATGTTCCGTCTGTTGCAGAACCAGTTGTAAAATCAAGAGTTACAGTTTCACCAATAGCAATACCATGTTTGGTTACAGTGATTGTCACAGTGGTTCCTGATTGGCTGTAAGTACCTGTTTTTGATACACCTTCTCCGTGCGGTGTAAAAGTAAAGCTTGCTTGGTCATTTGCTCTGCTATCTAAAAATGCTTCAATAACATCTGCATCTTCTTCAGATTCGTTAAACTCTAAATCATATATTTTGGGATTTTGATGACTAGCTAGTCCAAACAAAACCCTATGCTCATACCCATCTGCAAAGCGTACAAGTCTTTTTACTGGTTCTGATTTTTTTCTAAAACTTGAATAAGTTGGTGTAAATGATGGAAAGGTTGCCATTATGCAAGTAAACCTCCGGGTCGTTTTTCTTGTATTAGTTGTGCTTGTATTGCAGTAGAAAGAACAAGGCCAAGCTCTCTGCTTTGACTTTCATTTCCTTCTACATTAGAACCTGATGCATCTACATTAACAACAATATTATTTGTTACACCACCACCCAAAGAATGATTAGGAATAATTGTTCCAGCAGTAGAAGGTACAAACAATTCTGGACCTCTCTCACCCACGATTGATGGTTTGCCAACAGGTGGTCTACCACCATTGGCAAAAGTAGGTAAATTTGCAAATGGACCACCAAATCCAGCAAGAATTGTATTTATGCCAAGTTGTAAAAGTGATCGTGCAATCATATTTAAAATACCTCTTGCAGCTTCACCTAATGTTCTTGCTTGTAATATTGCATCTGTCAGAGCATCAGATACACCTTGTGCAATACTATCGCCAATTTTTTTAAAGGCATCACTTACACCACCAGTGCTTTCTTCAATTTTTTTTACTTTTCTATCAGTACCATCAAGTAATAAATTTTTTCTTGCAGTTAGCTCATTGATTTTTTTTGTTAATGCTTCTTGTGTTGATAAAGATTGATTTATTTCTTCAAGACTTATTCTTCCACCCATTTGATTCATAAGTGTGTCTATCTGATTTTTTGTTCCTTGTAACTGACTAATCCTTAGATCAAGTGCTTCTGTATCAAGACCTAAAGGTTGTATATTTTTTGTAAAGTCCTCTATTTTTTTTAAGTCACTTAGGGTACCGCCGGGAACTATTAAGTTTGCTCTGAAACCAGATATTTGTCTTTGAAAGTCACTAGAAAATAATCTATTTATTGCACCTAATAATTTATTTGCAGTTTTTAAAGCACCCATTAATGCTGGTGTTAAAACTTCACCAATAGTTCTTGCAAGCGTTTCTACATTATCTTGGAAAGTTGATAACTGTCCGTTTAATGTTTGCGATTGTTTTGTTGCACCACCAAAAAATACACCACCTTCACTTGTAAGATTTATTAATGCTTGATTAACTAAATCAGCACCAATCTTACCTTTACGCATTGCAGATTCAAATTCTTCACCCTGCAGACCTGTAATACGTTTTAATTCACTTGTAATATCAACTCCTCTTTCTAATAACTGCAATTCTTCCTCTCTTTGTAACTTACCCTTTGCCAATATTTGACCAAAAGCTGTTGATATACCACTTAAATCTGCACCAGTAGCACCAGCAACATCTGATAATCTTTTTACAGTATCAACCAAATCTTCTGTTTCAAAGCCAAAAGCCTTTAACCGTTTTGACTGTTCTATTAATTCACTACTTGTAAAGGGTGTAACATTACCAAATGCTTGTAGTTGGCTTATTATTTTATTTGCAGAATCTACAGAGCCAGTAAGTTGTATAAGTGCTGTTCTTTGTGTTTGTAGTTCTGCTGTTTTAACAAATATAAATCTTGCTGTTGCTGCTACTGCTAATGCTTTTAATAAAGGTGCTAATGATCTAGTTAATGTTTGTACTCCACCAGCAGCCACCTTTGCCGATCTTCCCTGCTCTCTAAATGAACGATTTGATCTATCTAATCTGCCTTTTAATTTATCTGTATTTTTACTAAGTTGTCTTGTTATCTGATCAGTGCGCTGCAATGGTCTTATTGCATTTTGTGCATCAACTATTAATCTGACAGTAGATTGTGCCACAAACGCAAATAACCTTTATTATATATTACCTTGTTTTGGCTTTTTGACGATTCATTTCTTGTTTTTCTCTTTCATATTTAACTTCATAGTAAGCAGCCCAATGTACAAGCTCCTCTTCTGTAATAGCTTTTCTTAATTCAACTAATGTCTTACCAAGTTCTGTTGCGAGAAAAAACTCAAAATTTAACCAGTTGTCTCGCTTTATTCGTTTTTTGCTGCACCCAAGTCAACATTTAAACCCATCATAAATATTTCTAAATCATTTAATACTGTTTCAGGAAGAAACCTTTTAAGGCTTTCAGCATCAGCAGAAGCAAATGCTTTTGATCCATCTTTATTCTCTGCAAGCTGGCAAAGAAGTCTTGTTGATATTACTAATCCTTCCTCAGAGCCAGCAGCAGCTTGTGCTTGTATTCTGTCGTGTCTAGTTAATGGTGGAAAATATAATTCTTTTAACAGTTCGCCATTTGGCTTTTTTAGTTCATACTTTCTTCTGTTACTCATTACCTCGCCAAAGGCTTCAGTAATAAGGTCGACATTTCTTTTTGCCATAAATTATTAGGTTGGTTATCCTAATGTACTATATAGCTGAAGTTATGGCACCACTTGTGATAAAGGTTATATTGACCTCTTGTATCTCGCCAAGTGTTGCACCATATTCTGCATTGGTAACTATTCCAGAAAAACCAATTTTTTTTGCAGATTGTGCAGAGTCTGGAAACAATTCAAACAATGCGTCTGCAGCATCGCCAGTTACAAGAACATCATCAATAAATGCTTGATAATCTGAGTTGCCTGATGGGTTGTAAAGTAAGGTTGCAGAACCCTCACCCGAAATAAGGCCACCAACAAAAGTTTTAGAGGTATCACCCATTTTTGTTGTTTCCATTGTGTCTTTAGTGACAGACAATGACCATGCCCTTAAATCACTTACATCTGCCTCAGTACCAGCAGCATTGTGGAACATAATTTTTCCAACATCACCTTTTACAGCCATAACAAAAAAAAGTATTTATTTTATATTAACCTTTTTTAGTATTTTTCACATCTTTTTTGGCATTTTGTTGTGCCTCATAATATTTTCTACATTCTGGGTCCCAGTATTGTGACTCTCTTCTACCCTTTACTGCTTCTATCGCATCAAGCATATCTTCAGTAATTTCAAGTTTTGCCATAATTAAAGTTCCTCATAAATCTCAAATGTTATTCTTAATTGTGTTTGAAACTTACCTTCTGGACTAGATGTCAAAACCTCTGGACCTACTGGCGAATCAAAAATAACATCTGATACTGTCACTTTATTGTAAAGGTCACGCAACCTTTTGCCAATTGTAAAGTTTGCCCCAGGACCAATTCCTTCTTCTGTAAATATATTAATAAGAACAAGGCCAACCAAAACATTCACACCATCAGCCAAGTATCTACCTGTACCGAAGCTTGTAAGACATTGAACAAATGTATCTTCTGTTGTTGAATCAAAAGACATATTACCAAATACAACAGGTATTGCAGGGCTTGATGCTAATTCTGTTGCAAGTCTTCCTTCAATAGTTGATCTTACTGTATTTAAATCTAATGCTGCCATTATGCCCTCCTAAATTCATCTTCAATAAAACCTTCAAGTTGTTTTCCTATTAGCTCTGGATAACCTTTTATTGTTTGTTGTCTTGTTCTAAATTGACCACCCCAACTTGGTGGCAGACTTGTACCATAAGCAACTGGTTCAGCATACTCTACATCTGTAAAAACTTCCCCGACAAATGGTTGTATATCATTTTGCCAAGAACCTTTTAGGTTACCAGTATCAACTGGCGTTGCTTTTTTTACTCTCTCCTCCCAAAGTAAAGTTGCTTTCTTAACAGTACGAATGACTTTATCTTCAAAGTGTTCACCAATACCAGACAATCTTATTTCTCTTGCCATAGTTACCTCAGTACCAGTTCAAAGCTTATTGGTGTATTGTTTTGTTCATTAACAGAAATACTGATAATTTTAAATTCAACACTACTTATGACAACTCTATCTTTTGTTGTAGGTACAAAGGTTATGTCATTTGCAGATATAGTAAGAATCTTGTCTTGTGACTCAATCAAATCATTGACCTGTGACCTTGAAACATTATCAAGTACACCTTTTATGGTTGTATCAGATGTTGTCTCTGTTATGGCGCCAGTGGTTGTATTGTAGCTGCCAGTACTAACTCGCCTTATGGTTACATCTCCACCAAGCTTGCTTAGTGTCTTTGATGCAGCTTTTTTTAAGGCGTTTGCAAGGCTCATATCAGATAAGCAATAACAGTACCACTATCAAGCTTGACACTTGTAATAACACCTTCAATGGCAGTATTAGATTTAAACTGCAAAGACGTTAAATCGCCTGTAATGTTTTCAGCAACCAAAGTATTGATAACTGAATCTTGTAATGCTTTTATACAGCCAAATCGACCTGTATGTGCAGCAGTATCATTAATAATTTTGGCAGCTGGATAGTAGCTCATTGTTAACTCCTTTTGATTGCGACATTGCCGGGTCCACTTATTCGTAAACCAGTAAAGTACCGTTCAAAT